ATATGATAAAGATATGTATGGCGATGACTATAAGTCCCTTAGTGCGGCACAAGCCGACGCTTCCCTCGCCGGAAGATAATCGGCTCATTTAATTTGTTTTCCATATGGATCGAAGAGGAGGACTGTAATATGCCGGTGATATATAGCGACGACTTTGTCGAAACCACCGTGTCCGAAGAAACCTTCGTCTCCGATGATACCATAGTAGGATATAAAGGAGAATTAAGATTTATGGACAAGAATAATTATTTCCTTGGCTCCGTCGGCTCCGTCTCCGCTTTCCGCAGAAATAGTGCCGGTGAATTGGAATTGGCTTTCGTTTCTACAACCAATACCGATCAGGGCCTCAATACCACCGTGTCCGCCGATGATCTTCGTGGCGGTCAAGGTGCTCCCGTCATCACCCGTTTCTACCATGATGTCGCTACTGAGATTACTCTCACCGATGTCATGTTCAAAGAAGCATACATTCGTTCTCAACTCGGCACCAACTTCGAAGCCGAAGGTAAAGCGTATTATTGTGAGACACTTCCTGTCGAAGGTACTACCGCAACCTTGACCAAGGATCCTGCCGATATTGAATTTGGTTGCAATACCGGTTCTAAGAAAGCCGTTTGGTATGCCACCGAAGGTAAGAATAACTGGATTCTCGCCGAAGATTCCGAACTTGCCGGTAAGGTTCTCACCATCAACACTACTAAGCTCGGTGAAACCCCCACTTCTGTTACTGTTCGTTATCTCGCTTCCGGTCTTTCTGGCGCGATTGAAGCGAAAGTTTACGCCAATTTCGTTCCTGATGAACTCTTCCTTATCATCACCACTCCTTTATTTGCTGGTGATGCTTGCTCCGCTTCCAACGGTGCTGCCGCTGGTTCCGTCCAGTTCGAAATTCCTAGATTCCGTCTTAATGGTGGACAGGATTTCGCTGCTGCGATGTCCAGCAACCAGACTGTCAATATGAGTGGTGCTGCCATGGCCAACATGGGCGGCTGCGATGCTAAGGGTGCCTATCTCTATAAGATCATCATCAACTACGAAAACGAAAAGCTTGGTGATCGTTACAGAGCTCTTGAAGTTCTTGATGAATCCCTTAAAAAGGGTGCTATCCCCGTTGTTTATGGCATTGACGGTCAAAACAACGCCGAACTTATCAGCAATACCCTTTTAGACTTCAATCCCGATTTAGCCGATGGCAAGTTCTCTGATAGTGTTTCTACCACTATCGCTGCGAAAGACGGTTCTGCTCTCACTAAGACTGTTACTGTCGCTGCCTAAGCAAGATGAGTAGGGACGCACAACATTCCGAGAAATGTGCCAATGCCTGCAGAGCTTCTGAAAATTGTATATTGTGCGATAAATTTAAGCATAATTGCCTTTTCCAGAGATACTGCTCCCGTCAGCACCGGAACATTTTATCGAATTACGAAAAGTGTCCCGATTTTGTCGAGAATGATTTGAATTAACCGATCGGGCCCCAGTCTTTATGGCTGGGACCCATCGGCTTTTTATTTTAATTATTACTTTGTTTTTTTCCTTGTATTTGCGTATTTTTCGAATTCGGTGTTTCACCGCTTTCTTTTTTTCCTTTTTTGGAAAAAAGGATGAAAAGCACATTTTATACTAGGAAAGTTTTGTTTTTTGGCTTTTGCTTTTTCCGCCTGTTAAGGCAGCTTCCCCCTCTCGATGGGAAGCGACGTCGAGAAAGGGAAGCCTCTTTGATAGGAGGTTCTGTCTATGAAACAGACTTACATCGTTCCGTTCTTTAAGAACGGAGTGCACATGATCGGCAACCGTACCGTGGCGACTACGATCCCGGAGAAGGAAAGCCAGATCTTTAATAACCAAATATTTTCTGACCTCGTCCTTGAGGTTAAAGGAACTGCGAATAGCTCTGCGTTCCCGGTCACTTTAAATGGCTGTATTGATCAAGAGGCCAATCAGACCTTCTTTGAAATCGCCGGCATCAATCTGACCGATTTCAAACCTGTACTTACTATCTCTGAACCCGGACTCTATTCTTTTTCTGTTGCGGGTATCTCTCATCTTAAAGTTGCTGTTAATGCAACCGGCAGCGATCTCACAATCACCGGCAAATTCTCGGAGTAGAAAATATGGCAATCGATATAATCGCTAGAGGTATAGCTGTGGGTAAAGCTGACTTAGTTGGCGGAAAAGTTCCCGCAGAGGAATTACCTAGTTACGTTGATGACGTTTACGAATACGACAGTTATAGAGATTTTCCTTCACCCGGTGAAGAGGGAAAAATTTATGTCGATAAAACGACCGGATACATTTATAGATGGTCGGGAAGTATGTATGTTCAGGTTGGCATGACTGAGCTTGATGAAAAGCTTGGTCTCATCGAGATTGCTGGTGAATCCGGCACACTCACCGCGCAACAGATGTATGATGCGCAAAAACAGTTTGCTGTTATTTCTTTGGGCGGAGCAATGTATTCCAAATCGCTTGAAGACTCCGATAAGATCGAGTTCCGTTCGGCGAATTTCAATGACGCAGAGAACGTTGTAGCTTCGATCACTGTTGTGCCGCACAGAATTGTCGTCACTAAGGCGACTGGTGCTTGGGAATATATCGCCTAGTTTATTTAAAGAAGTAAAAGGAGGAGTAATACATGTCTATGTTAAAATTTTTATTTTCTGCACCTCAGACTACTTGGGAGTGGATCCTTTTCCTTACTGCCTGTGTGTTAGCTGTAGCGTTTATCGTTTGGGCTGTCGTTGCGACAATCAAACTTATCAAGAATGGTAAGCTTAATGAACTTAAGAACGCCATTGTTGACGCTATTAAAGAGGCAGAAAAGACGCATGGCGGACCTGATGAAAAACTTGAATATGCGTTGACTCTCATCAGAAAATACTGCGAGAACATTGGTGTTAAGATTAATGATGCGCTCTTAGAGTGGATCGTTTCTTATATCAAAAAATACATTCTTGATCACAATGAACTTGAAGAAATTGAAGAGCAGGAGGGAAAGAAATAATGAGCGGAATTAGTTTATCTACTATTCGCGCAAAAAACGCGGAGTTTAGAAGACAGCAAGAGATTCTTGAAGCAAAACATGTTGCTGAAGAACTTGCTGCTCAGGCTGAAGAAGAAAAGAAGGCGGAAGAAGAAAAAGAAGAAAAATCCGCCAAGAAACCTTCCAAGCGTAAATATCTCGTCGTTGACGAGAAAGCCCCTAAAGAAGAAAACGAAGGGGAATAGGTGACCTTCCATGGGTAGGAGTGTGATGGGGTCCGCCGCCACCGAGATGGTTGATCTCATCAAGAGGATCATCCGGGAGGAAGAAGAGAAGAAGGATCAGGTCATTACGGCTACGGTCCAGTCGCGTCATGATGCGACCGATACTTATGATGTATATATCGATACTGACTTGGCGGCCGACGGTCGTCAGGCAATAATGAAAAACATCCCCAATGAATCAAAGCATATCTATCGTCCAGGTGATCACGTGTACATTATGAAGGTGCGTGGTCAGGTTGCTCAGGGCTTTATCATTGGTGCGATCGGCAGCATGGGTCTGTCGATCAACTCGAAAGTTAATGATTTGGGCGTTCGGTTAGGCGACTTAACGTCTAACGTTTCTGACGCTAGAATGCTTGTTGCACCGAATATGACGTGTGAGGCGTTTAAAACTGATGACGGATATTTTGGGCTTAGGTTAAAATGGGCCGGTAAGGTTATCCCGTCTGCGATGTTCTATTTATATACGAATTTAACGGTTTCCGGTACACCATATTCGAACGGGTATATTACTTTTTATACTTATCCGTCAATTTCCTCGCAACCACCCACAGACACTTCGAGGATTCGTATTTCCGCGATATCTAATGTCGTTGCCAGTGGTACTTCTGGGGCGTTGGGCGAATTCGTGAGAGCGAATGTCAGTCCAGTAAATAACCAACAATTTATAGAGTTTGTGTTTAAGCTTACAAGTTCTCCAACTTATGTAATGTATGACGACGTTACTGTTAATAGTTTAAATCCGCAGTGTTCTCGTGGTTATACAATTATGGGGGCTGACTATAAGTTTATTGTCGAACCCGAATCCTAATTTATTGTGTGACTTTTTCCGCGATGGGGGTTTTTACCCCCATCCAACGGAGAAGCAAAAGGAGACTCTTATGGAGATAAAATATACGAAAAAGCTATCCAATTACGATTGGGTGGTTATGTTTGATCTTGCTACGAAGTCGACCGGAGTATGTGTGTGGGATATTAAGAAAGAGAAGCCTGCGTTTACATATAATATCGTCACTACGGGCAATACCGGGAACAGAGCGAAAGAGCTTTGGGACGAATTGGATCGTTTTTTCGTGCATTTTACCAAAAAAGTCGGTTTGAATGATTATTCAAAAGTGTTAGTTTATCGAGAACTCTGTCCAATACAACAGGGCAAGTTTACAACAGCTAAAACGCTGATTTCTCTCGGTAAATCTCATGCTGTTTTGGATTTATATTTAGCCGAGAAAAATTTGGATTATTATGATTTGGAGGGCATCTCTCCCTCCACCACCCATGCCTATTTTCGAAGGCTTAATGGCCTTGGTCCGAAGGATAAGGTGGAAAAGGAAGACGTGCGCGCCTATCTTGCTAAAGAGTATGGAATTGATCCCAAGCTCTGTTTAGATGAGAGTGACGCAGTGTTCCTTGCGAAGACCTTCGTTGATATTTTCTGGGATCAGAAGATTGACGAAGAGATCAAAGAGAGGAAGCGCCATTGCAAGACGCTCAAAGCGCCATCGGCCATAGCGGCCGTTGATGCTGAGATCGAACGGCTGTTGGGCTTGAAGAGACAAAAGGAGGAATGACCATGCCTGGTAGGAAAACAGTATACAACATAAACATGACCCGAGAATGGGATGGTTATGACGATGAGTCTGGCAACCATATTGAGGTCTCCAAAGAAAATAAAGCCCTTGTTACTACGTTTATTACGATGTGCAAGGCGAATGATAGATCCCCGCAGACTACCTCACAGTACCTTTCGTGGCTGAAGGTTTTTTTCTGTTGGAACTGTCGTGAAAATGGTAATAAATTTTACGTTGATTTGACGGTCATGGACTTCATGGCTTATATAGGTTGGCTTCGTGATTTAGACGAAAGTCCTAATAGAATCGCGGCTCTTAAATCTGTGTTGAGTTCATTATCGAAGATGATCCAGCGTGTTTACCGCAATCAATATCCGACGTTTCGTAACGAAGTCCAAGATCTTGAAGCCGTTCATATTGAGAAGGTTAGAGAAAAGACAGTTCTCTCAACCGAGAGGGTTGATGAGATTCTGCATGATTTAGTCGCAAAAGGTGAATACCAAGCCGCTTGTTATCTAGCGCTTGTCTGCGCCGGAGGTGCGAGAAAAGCCGAACTTCTTCAGATGAAGAAGGATTGGTTTGGGGAAAAAGGAAGAACCGAATTCAACGGATATATGTATATTACCCCCAAAGTTCGTATGAAGGGCAAGGGAAAACGTGGCAAATTGAGGGAAAAATATGTCATTAAACCGATGTTTGATGAATATTATAACCTTTGGATGAAAGAAAGAGAAAGACTCGGAATTGAGTGTGAATACCTTTTTGTTAGAAAGGCGAGAGAAGGCGGATGGGAACCTGCTACCGTAAGTACGGCCAATCATCTTGCCTCTAAGATATCAAAACTTTCCGGAGAGGATTTTTACACTCACTCTGGTAGACATTATTTCTGTACACTTCTCAAGGCAATGGATTATCCAAATGACGTTATTATGGAGATCATTGGATGGGATTCTGACATGATTCCTGTCTATGATGACACACCGTCCGAGGAGAGGTTGAAGAAATACTTCCAAAAGATCGGGGTTATGGGCCCCGATGAGGCAAAAGGAGGACAAGATAATGGATGAAAACAATATCCTGCTCAGTGACATTCTTGAAAAATGTCTTGATTTCAGGCAAGAACCTACGGATGAAAAATACAAGGAAATCGAGGCAATAATTGCCAAGATTGATGTCAGGGAGCGTCTTTCTTTAGCAGAGAAAGGACTTGCCGTGATGAATATCTTGAACGAAGTAAAGGACAATGATAATGCACTTGATTGTGCGTTCGAACTTGAGTCCGGAGTCTTCTTCAAAGGCACGTTGTCCTATACTTTAAATTTGAAGACTGATATTCCCGTTTCCTTGATGAATATTGAAACTTACGACTTATTAGTCACTTTTGGATTGGAAGATCACATTCTCAAATTCTGTGAAAAGGATCATGCGAGAATGCGCAAAATGCTCGATGATGCCGTTAATTTTTCTAATATTTTCAAAATCACGAATTCCACTAAGCTTATTTCTGGCGAGAACATTGCTGAATTACAAGAGACTTTAAAGGGCCTCAGAGAAATGTTAACGCTGGATAAAATCCGCGAATTGAAAGGCGTGATGGTTGAGACTGAACCGGCCTGGACCGAGCTCAAGAGTACAGTTGGTGAGGAACTCACGTTCGCTGTAAATGCTAAGGACGTTGAGGATTATAGAAAGGTTCTAGAAGATAAGAAGGAACCTGAAGAGGCTCCTAAAGAAGAAAAGGAAGAGGCTAAAGAGCCCGTTGTCGAAGAAGAAGAGCAAAAAGAAGAGCAAGAGGAGAAAGCGGACGATGGAGAAGCAGAAACTAATCCCATCGACGGGAAATAAGAAATATTTTGTCATGAGCGACGTCCATAGTTATTATACCGCAATGAAAACGGCTTTGGACCAAGCTGGCTATGACATTAATAACGAAAACCACGTATTTATCCTGTGCGGCGATGCGTTTGACAGAGGAGACGAGACTTTAAAAGTCTTGAAATTTCTACAATCAATTCCAAAAGAGCGCCGTGTGCTTATAAGGGGCAATCATGAGTTGCTTCTAAAACAATGTTATGAAAGCGGGGTATTTTATACTGCTGATGAGCACAATGGAACCGCAAGAACGATGTGCCATCTCTGTCATTTTAACCCCGATTTCAGAAATGATCTGTATAGGAAGATTGCTTTTTTAGAAGAAAAGGAATGGACAAAGGAATATAACTCTAAATGGGAACAATACCTTACCAAGCCTTTTAAAAGCAAAAAGGTTAAACAGGTTGTGGATTGGATATTCTCTGACGATTGGGTCAATTATTTCGAACTTGAGAATTTTATCTTTGTTCATAGTTGGATACCCGTCAAGATATGGTACGATCATGGTGACGGTGAACTACATGAGGATCCTTTAGAAGATTGGAGGAACGCCTCGCAGGCTTCTTGGAAAGAGGCCATGTGGGGATGCCCTTGGGAGCACTATCTTGCAGGCTCATTACCCAAGGGTAAAACAATAGTATGTGGTCACTGGCACGTTATGGATTTCCATACCTATTTGGGCCATGACGTAAATGGTGAAGAAAATAGAGATATCTATTGCGGCGAAAGGCTCATCGCGCTGGATGCCTGTACAGCAAAAGAGCCTCATTTGTGCAATGTACTTGTAATAGACGGAAAGATGTGTTATGATAAGTACGGCAATGTCCTAACGGACCGAAAGGAGGCCATATGAGTAAAGAATCACTGGTCATTATTAAAAAGACCGGAAGGCGCGACGGTTTTGATCGCGGCAAAATAGAATATGCGGCACAATGTGCCAGACATCGTCTTGGGAAACAATTTTCCGATGACGAAGTGGATGAGATTGTTGAAAAAGTCTTAAAATCCATTGAAAAAGACGGGGAAATGGAAATCCCGGTCTCAAAGATGCATGGGTACGTGGAGGCGGCTATTCGTGATGTCGATCCCGAATGTGCTGATCAATACAAAGCCTATCGCAATTATAAAGTTGATATGAAGGAAATCATGGCTGAGGCCATGGCTGAATCAGAAGAATTATCATACGGTGCGGATCATAGCAACGCAAACTCTGATAGCGATTTGATCTCCACTAAGAGAAGCCTTAAGTATAAGGCATACAATAAAGGCGTTTATAAGAGATTTTTCCTTAATGAAGAAGAAAGACAGGCTGTGTCCGATGGATACATTTATGTGCATGACATTGGGGACCGTTTGGATACAATGAACTGCTGTCTCTTCGATATGGGTGCTGTTCTGTGTGGCGGTTTCGACATGGAGAGCATGCATTATAACGAACCTAACAGTGTGTCTGCTGCTCTTAATGTTATTTGCGACGTTATGCAGATGGCAGGAAGTCAACAGTATGGTGGATTCACAGTTCCCGAGATTGATACCATTCTTGAGCCTTATTGCGAGAAGTCCTATAAGACTTATTGCGACGAATATGCTCGTGTCATGGCAGAATCTGGAGGTAAAAATGATCCTGAGCTTAGGAAATCCTATGCATTGAGGAAGATTAAACGCGACCTACAGCAAGGTTTCCAATCCATGGAATACAATTTGAATACCGTTGCTTCGTCCCGTGGTGACTTCATCTTCACCACCATCACTTTCGGCCTCGACGAAAGACCGCTTGCCAAAATGGTGTCGGAGACGATCCTCGAAGTCAGAGCCGCCGGGCAGGGCAAAGAAGGGCATAAGGTCCCCGCTATCTTCCCTAAGCTATCATTTCTCTATGATGACGAGCTTTTCGGAGAAGGTGGCAAGTCCGAAGACCTTTTCAAGAAGGCTATCTACTGCTCTTCCAGAGCGCAGTACCCTGACTATCTTTCGCTCACTGGTGACGGATACAAATGCGAAATCTATAAGAAATACAAGAACGGCGTCCCCCGCTGGTACCTTGGAGACGATAATAAGGTCAAAGAGGATCCGAATTGGGTGGATAATGTGATATCTGGCATGGGATGTAGAGCGTACCTCAGCGTCTATTATGAGAGAGGCGGTTTCAAACCTGCCGACGAAAATGATAAGCCCGTTTTTACTGGAAGGTGGAACGGAGGTGCTATCTCGATGAACGTCCCGATGATCTTACGTAAGGCGCAGGTTGAAGGCAAAGATTTCTTCGAGGTTCTCGAATATTACTTGCAATTGGCGCGTGGCATTCACAAGCGTACCAAGAAATATCTAAGTAAAATCAAAGCCTCTAGCAATCCCCTTTGTTGGACGCAGGGCGGTCATCATTGGGGACATCTCCAGCCGGATGATCCGATTGAGCCTTTACTTGATTACGTTACATTCTCCTATGGTTACGTCGGATTGAATGAAGCTCAGATGCTCTATAATGGGAAGACTCTGAATGAAGACGATGACTTCGCGTATTCCGTCCTCAAATATATTAATGACTTTGCTAATTCCCATAAAGAGGAAGACCATATCCTTTGGGCCGTCTACGGCACCCCCGCCGAATCCGTTGCCTATACGCAACGCGACCAATTCGTGAAGAAATACGGTATCGTGGGTGAAGTCGGCAAACGTGCTTACTGGACCAATTCCTTCCATTCTCCTGTTTGGGAAGAAGTCAACCATTTCGATAAGATGGACCGTGAATATAGATTCTTCCATATTTCTAACGGCGGTCATATTATCTATACTCGTATCCCTACGAGCGAAAATCTCGAGGGTATTGCAGAAGAAGTTAGATACGCCATGAAGAAAGGCTTCTATTTTGGTGTCAACCAAGCCAAGAGTTATTGCGGCGAGCCCGAGTGTGGTTATGAATGGGATGATGATAAACAGGATCAATGCCCTCGCTGTGGATCTGAGAACATTACCTCAATTTCCCGCGTCTGCGGCTATTTATCTTTAACAAGAGCTGCTTCAAACAATCCTCGTCAACGTACCCGTATGGCAGAAGGTAAGTTGGCCGAGATTCGTGAAAGGAAGGTCATGTGATATGAATGTCATTAGGATCGATAGATTCAATTTTGTTAACGGAGCTGGTCTCCGTGACGTAATATGGTGCGCCGGTTGCAATCATCATTGCCCTGGATGCCATAATCCTGAGGCTCAGAATCCCAACATGGGACATCCTTGGGATGAACACGATTTGGAAATTATCGTTCAGGATTTGAGCAATCCCCATATTAAGGGTTTGACATTTTCTGGCGGTGAAGCCACCTATCCAGCAAACCGTGAACAGGCCACTGCTATCATGCGCTGGGCCAAGGAAAATTTCCCGAATAAAGATATTTGGGTTTGGACCGGATATGATTATGAAGAAGTAAAAGACCTGGAAATGATGAACTACATCGACGTTCTTGTTGATGGTAAATTCGTCCAGGCCTTGAAACCTGAATTCACTCATCTCCGTTACAGGGGATCGAGCAATCAACGTGTTATTGACGTTAAAAAATCTAAAGAGGCCGGCAAGGTTGTTCTTTGGGAGGACTTCGATGGAAAGACCAGCGAAAAGTTTTAAGGAATATTTAGCCTTATTGGCCTCTGGCGTAGCCGCTGGGGCTGCGATTGGAATCGGTGGGTGGAGTTATGCCACCCTTCGAATCCTCGAGCCATACGGGGCATTATACGGTTCTTTGGCGTTCTCGTTAGGAATCATTCTTGTCTGTGTGTTCGGGCTTATGCTCTACACCGGTAAAATTGGTTACCTATTTAGAAGCTGGCTGTTTGCAAAAGAAGGTGAAAAGACTTTTCTTCATGAGAGAATTGTCGGTCTTCTTGCAGTATTCGCGGGGAACATTATTGGCGCACTTACAGTCGGCCTTTTGGCCGGATGGCTGTCTGCCGGGGCGACCGTCCAATCATTAGTGTCTATCGCTGTCGCTAAGTCTGGGTCGAACATAATCGAATTATTTGTTAAATCCATTCTGTGTGGAATGCTCGTGTATGCGGGCGTAGACCTATATAGGGTATACAAAGGTGTCCTTGGAACGTTCCTTGTGGCGGTTTGCATTGCGGCGTTCGTTCTGTTAGGATTTGATCACTGTGTCGCTAATGCTTTCTATTTGGGCGCCGGATTGACCGGAGGAGCGACTATTGAGTGGACATTCTCACTTAAATGCGTGCTGTTATGTGCAGTTGGTAATTCTCTTGGTGCGTTGGTCTTAGATGGGGGCAAAGCCCTATTTGGAAAATAATCACTAAAGAAGATATGGGAGGCAAGGTTAAATGAAACACGAAGATCTTTTCAATATCTACCAGCATACACTGGACTGGATAGATCGAAGAATGACTCCGGAAACGGCGAAATTCTACGGAGAAAATCTAGAAAGTTGGAAGCATGCTAAGGAAATTGCTTTTAATATGTATCAGGATATGCGTGGCTATTGTGAAGATGGATATCCCCATAATCACGAAGCCATTACTATTGATGGTATTGAAAAATATGGGCCTTATGAATTAGATAATGACTATAAATGTGCCGTTGTTGGGGTCTTGAGATATCGTGGTTTAGAGCTACCCGTATATTGCGATGACTATGGCATGTGTGATTTTATAGTATACGATGGTAAGACCATCGAGGTTGATAGCTTCGGATGTCCAACAGATTGGTATTATGAGCTTGACAAATACATTGACAAGATCTATAATTAAAATATAGATAGGAGAAGAAATATGAAATTGAACGAAACTTACGCTGGAATGATGGTCTATGTAAATAACTTAGATAATGTGAAACCGGAGCGCCGATCCGTCTTGCGCGATATGGGGGCATATGAAAATGGCCTGCTGTATATAGATGATGTCAAGGACGGTAAGGTTTCTTTCCATAAAGACAGTGATATTATGTCTTTATCTCTTGAAGAAGCTGCGTGCGTTGATGTTGACGTTCTATAATTTTCTCTAATTGCGATGTAATGAATAACGCGTTTTAGCGCCAAACGACCAGTTTATGCGCTGTCGGAGGAAAACGCGATGGAAAAAATTAAAAGCATCTGGTCATTCATTAAGAAATCTGTTGCTAAGACGATTGAAGCGAAAATGAGACTCAATTGGCCACTGGTTTATTAAGAATGAGCCGGGGCGCCAAGCAGAAGCTTGGCTTGGACGGAACGCTATTGCGGCGTTCCGTTGAGAAAACCTCGATTATTACAGTCTGTTGGCATTGTCGATGCTCCTTGTCCCAAGCAAGACGTTAAAAGGCATGTAAAGGAGGAAAGGCAATGTTCGAAGCTTTATTCGAAAGCGGATTCGCCAGACACCGCTATACGTTGTCATCCACCGGGATGAAGACGAAGGATTATGTATTCTGTTCTAGACAATTGGCTGAGCAGAAAATGTATGAGATCCTCGAGAAATATGGCCTCCACATCATTGAGGTGTGGGACGACCATCATTTCAAAACATATCTACTGGATAACGGCGCAAGATTCTACATTAATAGAATTTAATGGCGACAAGGTGGCAACTACCTTGACAAAACAGTTGTTATATGGCCCCCCAAGAGGTTAGCGGTCAGTGCAAGTCTGACCAGGGTCCCAAGACTCCTCTGCGGCAGTATAAAGAGATGAGGAGGTAAGCGAAAGCCGTTGAAACGGGAATCGATCTGCCGCATTATGGGCCTTTAGCTCAGTTGGGAGAGCGCCTCGTTCGCAACGAGGAGGTCATCGGTTCGAGCCCGACAAGGTCCACCAATTGATATTAGCCTTTTTGCATTGCAATAGAGTATGTTTTTTATTTTGCGACTATTTAATCGAAATCTTTGATTATTGCGTTAAAATCAATAATTAATTAGTTTTTGACGTAAATTAGGCCTGCTAAATGAAGATACAGTGCGAGAGTAGCACGATAAAGAAATCTCAAACGAAGATACAGTGCGATGGTAGCACGATAAAGAAATCCAAATAGAAGTTGCCCGCTTATGCGGGCTTTTGCAAAGGAGGAATATTATGCCGGCTTTTGAATATTTAGCTTCTGATGGTAAACCTTTAATTATCGCTGTTTCAGAAAATAATGTCCATATTACTGATTCTTATAGGATAAAGGACGATGCCGAGAAGAAATTAATTATAGATATCATCCGACTTAAATATCCTTCTGTTTGGGAAAAAAGAACGATAAGTTCTTTAATGTCTGAGTGGAAAGCTCACAATGTCTTGTATCATCACAATTTATTAGTTTCCCACACGAAAGATGTTGATCTTGAAAGTAAGCAATCTTTATTTCTTCGAATTGCTTATTTCTTGGTTAGCAGAATATTGGGAGAATAAGGAGAAATTTGATCATGGAAGAATATCAAAGAACTAAAATTGGTAAATTCTTTTACTCTTTTACGATGAATTTGGGTCGTCGTCTTGTGCGACATCCAGTTATCGCGCAGATCCTCAGTGTGACTTGGGGATTACCTGGAATCTTGATTGGCCTTATCGAGATGCTGGTTGTGTTAATTTTACCGAAAAAGAAAATTTTTGGTAATTATAAAGGATTCCCATATGTGATGTTTGGAAATAACTGGGGCGGCTTGGAAGGATATTTATGGTTCTTCGTCGCCGATAATATGGGTGAAAAATGGACCGAGCACGTAAAACGACATGAATGCGGTCATTGCTATCAAAACGCGATCTTTGGACCATTTATGCCGTTTTTAATTTTGATCCCATCCGTTGTTAGATACTGGATTAGAAGATTTTACCCAAAGAATTTAAAAGAATACGATAGTTTTTGGGCAGAAGGTAGTGCTACGGATATTGGAAATTTTCATGACCAATATCATAATATAAAAAAATAAAGTTGACTTTTGGGAGGCCTTCCTGTATAATAAAGGCGAAGTAAAAGGAGGATAAACGATGGGAAGAGAAATATTCGGTGAAATCAGGGATCAGCTTCCTGATTCCAAAAATGAAAATTATGATTACGACAAGGATCCTCATGTATTATGGACTTCCGAGAGATATGTATGTGGACGCGATTCTGCTACTAGCTATATTTGCGCGCGCACTGATGATAGTGGCTCCTACGCCATTCTTGAAGGAAAAAATCTGGAATATATTCTGGAAAGACTTAAGGAATGTGTTCAAGAAGATCATGATGAGATCGACAATGTTAAGGCGCGACTCGAGAGATTGTTTGTGGCCCAGAAAAACGCTCGTAACTACGAAGAATTTAATTCCTTTGATGATGATATTGACAATTGTCGGGAATGGTTAAAAGATGAAGCTTATTCTCGCGCCGAATCGCTCTTGGCTTTGATCGATGAAACTTTACAGGAATATCAAACTGGAAAATACGATACGGAAAAAAGTAAACCGTATCTCGTCGTTTCCGAGTAGGAGATTGCCTATGGAGAATGTTAAAAATAAAACCGTTAGCGTTGATTTGTCGGACCTTTATCAATTCATGGTCTCCGAGTGCCGTTATGGTTATACAAGAAACAATCATTTGATGCCATGGGGAGCCTTTAATCATGTATATGAATATCTTCCTTTGATGGTTAAAGTCGACCCTGATTGGGCAGCAAGCACAGCGACTCAGCTTGCCGAAGAGGCGATTTCTGAGCTACGTAGTTATTCTTTCGACGAGGATAAAAACAAAGCGGAAATATTCTATGTGGAAAATGGGAAAAAAGGCTCTTTGAAAGCTAGATGGGTTTCCGGTATCAATAGATATTCTGTCGACTATTTTTGTAAAGCGACCGGCAATATAGAACTTAAGGTTCCCATTATTTCTAAATTGGACGGCGAGGAAGGATCTCAGCAAAAGATTTTAGAGATCTTCGATAAGAACAATGGAAAATACCTTGTCCGTCGCGGCGGTTCCTGCCATGGATATAATATTGGCTTATACGAACCAGATTCCGAGCGTGAGGGCTGGTTTAAAAACGTCGCAATGTATGATGATTCTATAGAAGTAGAAGAAGGGCACGAGTTTTTCTTAACAGTGAGCAAGGAAGATCAGCTCGATGTTACCGATTATTATAAGTTCATTCGCTATTGTCTTAAGATAGTGGAAGAAAATGGCGGCAGAAAGCCGTATAATTACAATGATTTCGAAGAGTTCTTGAAAGAACATCCTGACGAAATTGCCGAATGATTTGATAACTACCTAAAAGGTTGTTATAATTGGGCCTTGGCCGAACTGCAGAAAGCCAAGGAAAAATCCATTCCCGCCCCTCCCAAAGGCGTGGCAAACAACCCCGATAAAGCGCAAACTCCGGATACGAGCGCGAGGGCTGATGGCACGGAATGGACCGGCTTCATTAAAGTTCCACCACCTGGTACTGAATATAATTTAACGTTTGATGGCCTGGGGTTACAGGATAAATAAGCGACGGCTTAATAAGCATAATTTCATTAACGTTAGTTCAGTGAACTATCGACTCGCGAACCGTTAAATGGTAGTACGATCCGTTTACGGCGCAGAGACTCGATAAAGCCGGTGGATTTTTTTTGGGCTGGGTGCACCCATCAAGAGATGCCTAACTCGGGGGATTATTCCCCGAAAATGATCATTCATCATGGAAACCGTTATCCGATAAAGGAGCCCGTCGCTTGTACAGCGGCACGGAGGAATTCCTTAGAACGAATAAGGAAGTAGGGAATAAAGTGGAGGATAACAATGGGCGACAGGTTAGAACTAGCCGTGTTTTGGGTTTGAGTCGCCCTTCTACCGCAGTATATGGAACGCCTTGACGTGGCGCGGTGGCTTTTTACTAAGATTCCATATCAACATTATCTTTAATTATTACCTAATTTTCAGTGAATTTTAGGTAGATAGCTCTTAATACAGGAGTTACTAGGGAAGACCTCTTTGGTTTTCCCTTTTCATATGAAATCGGCTTTTCATCTGCCGAAAGGAGGGCCTTATGGGCGATTGGTACAATGTACGTTTGGAGAAAATACCCGTCAGCGAAATGAGTGACGTGTATATTAACAACCTCATTGGGTTTGTTGCCCGAGGGGGCGGGTGGAACGCCGAAATAGTCCTAGGCTTCGTCGATGATTTGTATGAGGCTGCGAAGGAAAGAAAAATATTGAAAGGTCCGATAGCATGGGCTTTGAAGAGATATACCGTTAGACTATGGAAAAAGATATCCAAGTCCGGCGGAGAAAGATATGCCTGGAAGACTCCGAAGTGGGTTAAAAGGGCGTTGGAAAAACACGTCCCGCACAGAGAATATGGGTCGGAGAAGCAAGGAGGCTAGCTTATGGCTGATATATTAAAATTAAAAGATAGCGACATTAAGGCTATTAAAGAGCTTTTTACGTCCCGTGCCGATAGGGCTTGGGGAGAAAAGGCCAGTACCTTGTTGAATGACGAGGCCCGAACCGGTGACCTTTTCCTTAATCAGTTGAACATGCTTTCGGATATACTCGCTAAAAACGGTTATATCGTTAAACCAAGCTTCAAAAACCGTACGGTTTCCTTGGATCTCACCGACGCGCAAGGTAACGTCATCGAGAACGCTTTGAAATTCTCTTTAAGCGACGCGAACGGTATCCGAGTGCTTAAGGGCGGTCTAGTAAAAAATACATGGATGGCCTATGAGAATTCGTTGGACGAGAAACATAACATGGTCGATTCGGCGACGATGGAAATCTTAGAAATGGTTAAGGCGTTAAGTCGCAAGACTAAAGCTGCCACAAAAGCCATGAAGTCGCAAGATACTGACCGTATGGTCCGTTTGTTGGCAAAGGAACAGAATCAGGCGACGCGTAGAGTGTCTGTCAGAGGAAGAACCTCCCAACAGGAATGGCAAAAAGAATTGCATGCTTTATCCAATACCAGGTCTCCGAGTGCGATTGCTAGAGATAACCGTACGATTGATTTTAGTTATCTTATCCACGCTATAGCTGTGAATAGAATCGGTGTGGATGGGAAACATAAATATGGCAATCGTATGTTTTCCGCCTATGGTAGTGATATTGAGGTCCGCCAAGAGAAGGTAGACAAAGATGTTAAGGAAATCTTTAAAATCTTAAGCGCCTCGCCCAATAGAGACCAGGCTATTTCTTCTTTAACAACCCGTTATAAGAGAGTTTATGGCCCTGAAGGCATCGAAACGATCATTAATATGTTGACTCCTTTCGTCGATGTCGGGGTTGAGGTTACCAGCGTTTCCAGCGGTTCATATAAGGGCGGGCGTTTTGGTGCTTTAAGTGAAAACCAAAATGGCAGTTTCTTCGCGACTAAGGGTAACGTTCACCATAAGCAAAAAGATAATTATGGAACTCGTTCGAAACCATTGCTTTCCAGTGAAAAATTTAATTCCATGACCAGAAGAAATCCTCTTACTACGAAAAGACTTTATGCGCATGGCGATAATGTGTTCAATCCCGAGCAGGCTTTATATCAGTATATTGAAGTTTCGCAAGAAGCTTTTGAAAAAGCTCGAGTAGATTTTGTTGAAAATACTGTTAATTCTGCAGTTGAAAAACAAAAAAAGATTTTAGAAGAAAAAGGTCTAACTTTAACCGATGATCAAAAGAAGAAAATAGAAACCGAAGTTCGTTCGCGTCTGACTAACATTGCAAAGAATTTATCTATGGTGGGTTCAGATTCCTATGGTATTACGGAAGATATGAAAAAGACGTTAGATTGGTACCTTCCGAAGAATATAACTTTGGCCGATGATGAAATAAAACGCTATATGACCCATAAGAAGCACAAGAACGGTTGGGTTAAACGTAAAAAAGACTTAACGGAAACTGAAGCTGTTCGACATATATTGGCTCACGAAATAGTTGATAAAACTGGAGACAATTTTAATAGGGTCTTAGCTTCTATCGTTGACGTCGTTAAAAATGAAGAAGGTAAACAAACTGTTGGAGGAATCAATGCTTCTAACTATACTTATCACTTTAATCATCGTTTTCTCACTGGCGATAAAATTTTAGGCGGACAGGGAGACCGAGCGACAACTTTCGAGATACCTAAGAAATTCTTAAAGATTTTGGCCCAATCTTTGGGCGTTGTTCCTACAGATATTGACCAAATTAGCGCAGTAACGATGCAACGTGATATAAACGCTAGAAACTTTGAAGAATGGTTCAAGCCACGTATGACGTCTTTGGCTTACCGCGCTCATCATAAAGGTTTGGGGACTGAATTCGCCAAAGATTTTAATACCCTTTTAAAAAAATCATTAGGGGCTAGTTTTTACAATAAAACTTTCGGCAAAGAAAATTACTATAATTACGATTCCGGAATGTTCATGCGTCAAGACGTCGGTCTTTCTGAACTGTTTTATGACGCCTTTAAAGGGAACGAGCAAGAAAGAGATAAGGCTTTAGCCAAGTTTCTTGTCGGTTGGGGAAAAATGTTCTCCAATGCGGGTTATGGCTTTTTCGATCCTTCTGAAGGGGGACTTCTTTCGAGAAAAGATGGCGGTTTGGCTGTTAATCAAGAATTAAATAAGCGTTTACCGCTTATGGCTTCTTTCAACGCGATCGCCAAAGATAAATATGGAACTCCATCTGCGAAGGGTGCAGTGCATTATGATCAACGTGCCGAGTTTGCTTGGAAGAGAGAAATTCAGGAAGCCGAAATGTCTTCAGGAAAAGATTTCACTTCGTATCGTAACGCAATGGCCCGCATGTTGAGCACTCGCGAAATGTCAAAAGAGGAGTTGACTCGCAGACAGGAAGAATTTGTAAAAAATGTGGCCATTTCCTTGGGGGGTATGGCCACGCCGAACGGAGCAATGTTTTTCGATCCCGAGGATTGGGAAGACGAAGAAATAGGCGAGTCCGATTATCTTGGAGGACGTCTATTGGGTGCGGGCTTCAGAAAAACCCCTTTGGGAAAGATTTGGGCTGCATATCAAGAATATAAAAAACAACATGATGGTAAAGGCGACGGTTTCCAAGCTATCGTTAAAATGCCGGCTGCTTTCTCCGTCCCTTATAAAGACAGCAAAGGAGTCGAGCATATAGGGCAGGGCCAAAATTTGGCAATTCCAACTTCGATGTTAGAGGATATGACGAGTGAGCTGGGAGCCGGTGGTATAGAATACATTAACGGACTTTCTCCATACCACAACGATTTTAATGGCTTATTAAATAATGCATATCAAATGTCCATTGATGCTGCGACGGGGAATTCGGAAGTTTATAACTCCGCCGTTGAAACGATTTTTGGTGTTATGTTTAAGGATCTTTATTCCAAAGATGGATCTACTTGGCGTAAAGCAAATCGCGCCCTTATGGGACGCAGTGGGTCTATTGATTTGGAAAAAAGTGATTTTTATAGCAGAAAGAACCTCGAGAATCTATTTGGTAAAGATGGAGCTGATTTGGTTGAGAAGATCGTAACGACGAGCGCAATCGTTCATTCGGATGCTGGCCATAAGCTATATTCTAGTTTACCAATTCAGCAAAAAGGCGAAACGGATAAAGAATATGAACTTCGCTTAAGAAAATTGATCCACTTACGAACCAATGATTATCTTAGAATCTTTAAACACGCGTCGCCCGAAGTAAGAAAAGAAATTTTTGATGAGCTTCGTTCCATTAATGGTAATACAGAACTAAGTTCTACGAAACGATTAGAAAAGATATTTAAAAGTTTGTCAAGTTGGAATATTAAAGGTTCTACTGTTGGCGGCAAGTATTTCCAAGGGTTAACCGGCGGTATTATGGGGCAATTCGGAAGAAACCCTTATACCGAAGGCGCCGACCCGGTATTCGCTTCAATGTATTTTGCGGATAAAGGGCTAACTCCTGGACACATGTATTTGGCTCCAGGAGCCGAATGGAGAATCAACGCAGACTTTGATGGTGATAAACTCATGGCCATGATAGCTCTTAATGATGCTTCTGTCATGGGAATGTCTCATAAACAAATAGATGAGTTGTACGAAAATCAAAAAATTTTACAAGATATCCGTACTCGAAAAAGTGCCCTTGGCGATTATGTCCTTCGTAAAAAAACTGGCAAGTCATCTAAGACGACGGTATTAAAACGTGAAGATTTGCGCTTATTGGCCGATATACCAGGACAAACATTGGGTGAATGGGCTGCTAAACAAGGCTTTGAGCACGTTGGTGCTTTAGATAATATTAGACAAAAAATAGCGTACAACCTCAGTCGAGCAATGCTTGACGAAATGGGATATTCTGGGAGAGATTCCACAAAGTCCGGACGAGCGGTTGATGCACTCATAACTCGACATGTTTTTGAAGCAATGTCTCAGGACGCCATCAGTTCTAAGAAAATTCTCGACCGTTATAAAAAGAAAAAAGGGCTAGATGCTGCTGACGATATGGGTGCCTATAACTTCCTTGTTAAAGACTTGGAAGATATGATGGACGATATTTATCAAGGTAAGTTGTTTAAAAATGAAGAAAGTATTCCTGAGTTCTTAAACAAACTAACCGACATGGGTATCTTGGATGAAAAAGGCTTTGATGACCGTGTTACTACGACTTTGATGCAGGACATCGCCATCACGAGTAATAATAGAAAATATTTTTATGATAAGTACTTAAAAGGACGTAATAAGGGAAAAGAAGCGAACGCTGATCTTTTCGATATTACTAAAACCAGCGATAAGGATTATTATGACTTTGTCGCTTCCATTTCAGGTAAAGATGGGCTTGTTTCTATAAGTAAAGATATTATCAAGGAAGTTATGCTTAATGAAAATGCTTCCTTAGAACAAGCTTTACAAACAATTAAAGGCTTCTACTTACCCGGTAAAGGTTTGGCTATCGGTCGTGCAGCAATGCACAGTGATGATATGCCCGGCGACCAACGAGATGCCAAAGTAAAAATTGGAGTCGGGAACACTTTTGGATCTTCTAATGCAGATCCGATGAATAAGGCGGCGGATACGCTTCTTAAGGCAGCCGAAGCCTTGCTTCAATTAACTGAAGGCGGAGGATCTGGTTTTGGAGGCGGCGGCCGAGGCTCGGTGAAATTTACGAATGCCCTTACTGCAGAAGCTAATTTGGAAAAATTATCTGAATTGGCCGAAAAAGAAATCTATCCGATTTCGGTATCTAAAATCGTGTCGGCTGTCAACCCTCATGGCGTTGGCTTCGATACCACGGGTTTAATTAGTTCGTTGTTGGGAGTGAGCGATAAACCTATAGCTCAGACTAGCAATGAGCTTAGAGAGATGATCTCAAACGCCGGCACGCCAATGCAGGGTAACTTGGGTGGTGTTTTAAAAATTATGTGGCAATATGCCACTCAGGCCGGTATTTTTGGAAGCGGCAGTTCTGGAACAAATTTCAAAACTCCACAGCAATTTGAGGACTTGTTTAAGAATATTTATGGTAATAAAGATAAGTATCAGGATATTTGGGACTATGCCTTTAAAGAAGGAGAAGAACTTAGAAAACGAGCAAAAGAGCTTAAAATAGCCGGGGTAGAGGATCTTGATTTATCTACTGTTGCGGGCAACCTAGCCTTATATCGTGCGATTATGGGAGCCTCTGGTTCTCAAGAAATCTCAAAATTGAAGGGGGATATGTCTCGTGCCAACACGGGTATGCTTGGTTATTCTATCTATAAAACTGCTCTTGAAAAAGGACACGAATTAGCGCCCAATAGCGAGGATGTCCTTAAAATTCTGTTCGGTGATGATTCTAGAGAAGGGCGTCTTCAGCAACAAATTGCCTTGACTGAACGTTTTGTCGCGGATAAAAACTTACAATATTTGGGTGGTGAACGCAAGGTTTCCAGTATGATCGGCAATAATTTAGTACATGGCTCACTAGATAATTTGTACTTCGATCAAAAAGACGGTACTTTATACATCATTGATGATAAAAACCCAAATAAAGCTATTTCTGCGGCCAACGTTGCACAGCAAATGCTATATCAATACATGGCAGAAGAGATGAGGACGATGATTCAGGAATATGGTGGCTCGTTTAAGGAATTCGAAAAAAGCCATCCTGAGTTATCGAAAAGATGGGGTCTTGATGAAAGTATGTATAATGCTTTCAAAAAGTCAAATGCTGTTCGGGCCTTGCTTGCCAGCGTTAATAAACGCGGCGATGCCAGAATGGTGTCCGTTGATGCATCAAAAGGCAACATAGGAAATTTCGTGTCGAAATTAATGGAAATGTATAATACTGCGACTCCGGGTAGTAAGGAATTTCAGGATTATCTTTTAAGTTCGGCCCACGTTCTATCGGATGATACTTTCGCTGATACTGGGGAAACTCTGTTGGGTGAAAATGGAAATATATATGGAAAATTTGGCGAAAAATATAGTAAGGCCAGAATGGAATTTGCCCAAAATCTTGAATTAATTAAAAATAATAGGCAGAAAATGCAGTTTACTTCTGACGAGGAATCTCAGGAAAAGTTACGGACTCAAATTGAGCTTTTACAAAAGCGTAATAAAGAACTTTCAGAAGGATTCTCGGCGATGAAAGAAGAAATGCTAGGTGTTAATGGAAGCATTGACGCGTGGCAGAAATATAATGAAGAAATAAATAAGGCGATTCAGCTTGGTAGAGTCATCGGCGATATCCAACGCGATGCCAAATTGAAAAAACAGCAAAAAATAGAGAAGAAAGAATATGAAAAGCTTTTAGGCGAATATAATAAAGCAGTAACTTCCTACGAAAGCGATGCGCTGCAACAAAATAAATCCACAAACTCTTTGGAAAAACGTTCGTTGGCTATGCGTATGGAAGATACCGAAAATTATATTAAGGATGTAGAACAATCTATCTCGGCTCAGCGTGAAAAGATGAAGAGTTTGGGTATTGATGAAAAAGATATCGAGAATCTCGACGCTAAAGGTGCGTCTCGTCTTAAACTCATGGAAGACACAATGATGGTCAAGAACAAAGGCATCGGAAGCCTTTGGGACTCTCTGTCCACTTCGTTTAAGAACATCTTCACCCGCTTTACGCAGATGGGGATGGCGTATAGTATTCTTGGCAAGTTGAAGAAGGCTTTTGCCGAAGTTGTCCAATCGGCAACTCAACTTGATAAAGCAATGGTCAATCTCCGTGTCGTTACTGGTGCTTCATATGAAGACGCCAAGTCTATGATTCACGGCTATGCGAAGCTTGGAAGCGAGCTCGCTGCCACGACATTAGAGGTTTCGACCGCTGCGCAGGAATGGCTTAGACAAGGTTATGACGTCGCCGAAGTAAATAAGCTGGTTGAGTCTTCAATCAAGCTGTCTGTACTCGGTATGATGTCAGCATCCGACGCCACAAAATCTCTTACTTCAGCTATGAAGGGTTTCAAACTCGAGGCTGGGGATGTTTCTGAGATTGTCGATAAATTCACGTCTTTGGATATGAAAGCCGCGACGACCGCAGGCGACATTGCAACGGCGCTTAGTAAGTTTGCGACAACTGCCCAGATGGCGGGTGTCGACATTGACCAAGCTGCCGCTATGGCGACCACTATCATGGATGTTTCACAGAATGATGCTGGTGCAACTGGTAATGCTCTGAAGACGATTTTCTCTAGATTTGGTAATGTCAAAGCTGGTACGTACCAGAACATGGCGTCTGGTGATAGCGACGATACGACAGACAAGATCAATGATATTGAAAGGGTTTTGAGCACACTTGGTATTCAGGTTAGATCTAGTGCGAGAGAAATGCGCGACTTCGATGATGTTTTGGATGATATCGCGGAGAAGTGGCAGTATCTCGATTCCGTCTCACAGAACGCTATTGCGACAGCCTTAGCGGGCACAAGACAAAGAGAATCCTTTGCGGTCTTGATGAATAACTATGATAAATATAAAGAGTTTATCGAGGTTTCAAAGAATTCCGCTGGTACTGCAGACGAAAAATATCAGTCCTATCTTGAGCAGTTTGAAGCTTCACAAAAGAGGCTGAAGGCGGCGTGGGAGGATATTGCTAACAGCTCCGAGATCGCAGGGTTCATGACGAAGATGAACAACTTCCTGTCGGGAGTTGTGCATGTGTTACCGACTATTATAAAATACGTAACAAAATTATTTGTAACTCTTAATTCTTATAAAATTCCAAAATTACTCAATAATTTCTTAGGATTTGGAGATAAAGGTTTCCTTGAAGGAGCAAAAGAGGCAGGAAAGAAAATCTTGCATAATTTAACTTCTCCTGGTTTACAAGAAAAAGCTGAGGAATATAATACTGGAGAAAGTAAGGCTCTCCGTGATACGATTTATGACCCAGCGAGAAGAGTAGCAAAAGCATTTGGTGATGTTGCTCAATCCGCGAAGCGTGTTGTGGAAGGAGACAAAGAAAAGGTCGAAACTACATCTGATGTTATAGAGGCGGAAGATAAAGAAGTGACGGTGACTCTCTCCGGGGTGGACGCCACGACAGATTATATAAGTACCGCTCATACGGCTGCTGACGCTAATTTAATCGAAGCAAATTATAGTTTACTTGCAGCAAAAGGGGACGCGCGTAAAGCCGAAGGGAAAATCCCTTCTAAAGTACAATATGAATATGTACAAGGACCAGAGCCAAAGAAACATTGGGGTAATAATTTTAAACCGTCAAAACAGGGTGCCGGAATGGCCGCTGTTGGCGGATTAACTTCCGCTCTCATGGGCGCCACAATGGGTTCATCTGGTAATGATATGCTCTTTGGTGGCAAGCAAGGAACTTTTGAAGCTTCTAAAGATGCTAATGCTGCGGCGACTATTAACTCCACGTTGTCTAATATTGGCTATATTTGGGGTCCGATTGTCGGTATGATTACAACCACCCTTGCCGATATGCTTAATAAATTCGTTATTATTCCTTTGATTGATAAAGAGGCAAATGACCGAAAAGCCAGAGTCGAGCAGGCTAATAAGCTATATGATCAACTTACCGGCTTGGCTGACAATGTTTCTTCTTTGAGAGACTATGCAAAGAAAGAATCGCTTACTTCGGAAGAAACAAGTGAGATGACGGATGCTGTTTATCAATTATTATCAGAATATTATGATACGGATGATGAATCTAGATCTGGAATTGAGAAATATCTACTTCCTTATTTGCAAACGCTTGGCATCGACGTAAGTTCGTTTTATGATGTTATGCAGGCCTATTTAAAGGGAGATAAAAGCATAAAAGAAAAAATAGCGAGAGGTTTGGAATATTCGAACAATCGTGCGGCTATGCAAGAAGATATTAATAAGAATGAAGAAAAAAGATATACCAATTTAGAAAAAATAAAATGGGCGTCCGCACATTTAAGCGAGAATGCCATAAATGGCCCCTCTGGAAGAGGCTGGTTTGGTCCTCACTATGAGCAATTATATGAGGTAGCAAAAGAGCGTGGCTATATGTCGGAAGAAGACGTTTGGGCTTGGCCGTGGGAAGAAGAAAAGGGAAAAAATTTTGGTTTAACTACAACTCAATTCATTGACCCCAAGTTTATGTCTTATGACCTTCACGAATATATCGAGATGATCGACGAAGTTATTGGCGATTTGGTAAAGGCCGGTAATAAAGAAGAGATTGCAAAATACGAGGAGTTGAAAAAACAGATAAAAGACGTTTCTTCCGCACGTCTGGCTGAATTGGACGCCTATAATAAACAAGCAGCAGCGAATGCCTTATTAGTTACCCAAATTTCTAAAGATAGTTTTTTATTGGATCAAAATCTTGATCAATTAAAGTATTTGGGTACAGATGAGATCATGCGTTTTATCGGTAAGCAGATTGCCGAGAACGGCGGTTTCAGCGGTAAATCCATTTTTATTGACAACGATGAAAAGAATGGGATGACCGATTATGCGAAAGAGATTATTCAGCAGGCCGTTAATGACAATCCGATTTTAGCTGCCGCCTTAAGCGGATCTATATATTCTATTAAGGATTTAGCGAAAAATAATGGACTGTATGATTGGAATAATAGGCAAGAAGAATATGAAAATCTTGTCGCGAGTTTTTCTTCCGCCTTGCATATGAACCAGGATGAATTTATCGAGCGTTTGGAAAATGGAGAGCTTGTCGAAAAGATTGGAAATATGACGTTAGGGGATTTTTTAAAGACTCCAGAAGAATTACGTCAATCTATGGAAGATTTATCTTCTTTATTCCAATCTCTAGCTAATAATGCTTTCTTAACGGCGGAGAATTTGGAGAAGGTTATTAACAATTATCCGCAGTTTATTCAATATTTAGGTAACACTTCTAACTTAATGGATGCTATGGTTCAAGGTTTAGCCGAATATGCCCAGGTTTATACGACTAAAATATATGACCAATTAATTTCCAATACTGATTACGCAGAAGGGTTAAAAAACAAACTTTATAAATCCGGTGATTATAATGAGAATGCTTTGCGTGAGGTCATTGGGGGAGCAACGTCGGTTAAAGAAATTATAGAAGAGCTAAAGAAAGGCCCTGGTAAGTTAACTTCAGTAGAATATAATAAATTAGTCGATACTTTCACCCATCTTTTTGACAAGATTGATGTTGGGCAGATATTTATGCGCCAAATTGCGGTGGATACGGTGATGCCCTATCTGGACGCTAGACTCGATCGACAGCTCGAAGCTCTTAACAAACAGAAAGAAGCCTTACAACAAATTAATAAACAGCGTGAATATGAAAACAAACTTATTGAAGCTCGTAATAAACTTGAAGAAGCGGGTAAAGAAAAAACTCGTGTCTGGAGAGAAGGTGTTGGTTGGGTATATGAAGCCAATCAAGATGCAATAGCCGAAGCTCAAAAGAATCTCCAAGAAGTAGAAAATGAACGTCAAATCAGAGAGCTCGATATTATGATTGATCAAATTAACGCGGAGAAAGAATTGATTAAAGCAATTCAAGACGATGCGAAATTCGAGGCACTCGAAAAATCTATGACTACCTTACTGGGTAACGAAGCGAGTGAAACTGGTATTAATGGTTTGATCAATATAACCAAGAAGCTTTATGATGGAGACGGCAGCATTGCAGATAGCTTAGGGAAGACGGGCGAAACTTTGTCTACCCTTAAGACTCAACTAGCCGATTTATTGGGAAAGCAGTTTGATGTTGATTATCGTAATGGTAAATATTCAGCTTCTGAATTGCAGGAAATTGCTAATAATCCCCGTTTATCTGCGGAGCAAAGACAGGGAGCTAGAGAAGAGCTTAAACGCCGGGGTTATACTGGTGGAGCTTTTAATAGCGATGGTTCTCAACAGTGGATATATAATCTACCCGCAGAAGGAAAACAATCCGATATTGACTCTGCGATAGAAGCATATGATTCTAGCGTTAATCAAGACGAGATCGCCGCTTGGTTGAGAGAACATGATTATGAGCTTGGAAAGGATGGTAAATGGAGAAAAGTCGCGCAAAGATATAAAATAAAAGATAAAGACGGAAGAGGTATTACCGGTTCTTGGGTTAAAACAGAGGATCCTTTAAGTTTTTCTTCCGATTATTATAAGTGGATTGAAACTGACTTTAAAAACGGAAAGGCTGCATATTATAAACTTGAAAATAATGAATATGTGCATCAGGGTGATATCATCGATCATAAATCCGAATATTTTGATGATCTGTCGCGTTGGATGAAAGCGCACGAAGGCTATATTATTAATGGTAGGGATGGAGACCCGGAGGTTGCGATAGTACATGGAGGTCAACTCTATGGACTTGTAAAAGCCGCTGTTGGTTCTCTCGCCCTTCCTGGTGGCCCCACGCTCGTCAACGAACGCGGTACCGAAGCTATTGTCACGCCATACGGAACAGTTACATCGTTACCTACGGGTACCGGTGTCGTTCCTGCGGATGTCACAAAGAATCTCTGGGCTCTTGGCGAAGTTGCCCCGGCGATCTCTCGTTTACTTAATCCTATGATTAAGAGCGGAGATACGACGTTTGGGGATAACTTCAACGTCCAAAACATGGTCATTAATATGAATCCTGATGGATCTTTCGATGTAGATACTTTTGTTAATGAATTAAAATCTGTTGTTGCATTACGTAAAAATTCCTGATATAATATGTTCGTAGGGGTGGACGGCAGCGCGCCTGCCGCCCCTACATATTAATGAAAGGAAGGTTTTATTATATGTTACCGATGACATTCTTTTATACCAAAGAACCTGTTTTCAAAGAGGTGACCAAACCGGAATTCGACGAATTCATCGCGAACTATCCCCGCCATTTAGAGGTAAATTCCTTCGCTGCTTACACTCCACCATTATTAACTTACAACGACTTCGATTTGGCAGATAGGTGGCCTTATAGCGTTGTTGCGAGGACGCTTGAATACGATGAAGATCCCTATTGTTATCACCCCGAAGGGGAAAGAATTTACGAGATCATGGAAAATTACAAAGAAGTCTTTGCCAGTAAGACTGGCAAGATGGCTGATTAGAAAGGAACAGTACAATTATGCGCAGTTTGATTATTTTAAGAGGTGCCCCGGGAAGCGGGAAGTCGCTCTATATAAAAAATCACAATCTCACCCCTTACACTCTATGCCCCGATGATATTCGGGTTATGTGTGCAAGTCGTGAGCTTCATCCTGACGGATCATTTACAATAGCCAGAGATCAAAACGTCGAAAGGGAAACCTGGAAGATCGTTATGGATCTTCTTGAATATCGTATGTCTAGGGGGGAATTTACCGTCATTGACGCAACCGCATCAAAGACAAAGGATATTAAGAAATACAAAGACTTAGCGGACCAATACCGCTATAGAATGTACTGTGTCGATTTCACTGACGTTCCGTTGGACGTTTGTAAACGTCAAAACCGAATGCGAGGAGAGGATAAGATCGTCGCCGATGAGGTTATCGAGAATATTTATGCTCGCTTTGCAACTCAACCCGCGCCTTCTGGCGTGGAAGTCATCAAACCTGATGAACTTGATAAAGTTTTGGAGAAACCGATCGACCTTTCCAACTACAGAAAATTAGTGTTTATTGGCGATATCCATGGATGTTATGATACTTTGATGCAGTATTTTAAAAATGGCCTAGAAGATGATGTTGAATATATTTTCCTGGGCGATTATATCGACCGTGGCAATCAAAATGCTGAGGTCATGAATTGGCTCTATTCGATCAAAGACAGAAAAAACGTCTGTTTGCTAGAAGGTAACCACGAAAGGTGGTTACAAGACTACGGCATGGGAGTGGAGGCCAAGTCAAAAGAATTTGAGGAACACACTAAAGGGCAGTTGATCCTTGGCGGCTTCACTCAGAAGATGGCTAGGGAATTCTATAGAAAATGTCGACAAATGTCCCATATTCTATATAATGGGATTGAAATCCTTGCGTCCCATGGTGGCATTCCTTGCATGAGAACAAATTTGATTTATGTGCCGACTATTGCCTTTGTGCACGGAGTTGGGGCATATGCAGAATATCAAGACATCGCGAACACATGGGTGAATGAGACCGAACCTAATCAATATCAAGTTCATGGCCATCGCAATGTCGAAGGTGATCCTGTGCAGTTGGCCGATCGAGTCTTCAACCTTGAGGGAGAAGTCGAGTTCGGAGGTAAGCTTAGGATTGTTGAACTTACGAATGAGTTGGTATGGAATGTAGTCGAAGTCCAAAGCTGTCAGCCCATCACTGAGGACACTCAGATGGAAAAAGCTCCTGTCGAAACCGTCGAAGAGGCAGTTGCGCGTCTTAGAGATAATCAATTTGTCAAAGAGAAGAAACTCGGAGACGGGATTTCTTCATTCAATTTCACGCGAGAAGCGTTCTACTCGGCTAATTGGACGAGGCAGACAATCTTGGCGCGTGGATTATTCATCGATACCGATAATAATAAGATAATGGCTCGTTCCTATGAGAAGTTCTTCCGTATCAACGAAGTCCGTGAGACTGAAATGGTCGCGTTGAAGAACAAACTGAAGTTTCCCGTATATGCTTATGTTAAGGAAAATGGTTTTCTTGGAATTGTGTCCTATGATTATAAGAAGGACGATTTGTACGTTGCCACAAAATCTACGAATAAGGGCGATTACGCAGCATATTTCAATGCAATGCTAGAGCCCATCAAGGATAAGGTTCTGTCGGTCCTGAAACAGTATTATAATTCTGGTCTCCCCGTTTCTTTCGTATTTGAGTGCATTGATCAGGAAAACGACCCGCATATTATTAAATATGCCGGAAGTAAATTGGTTCTCTTGGATGCAATTAAGAACGAATTAACTTATAAGGCTCTGTCCTATGCTGAGTTACAGGCGTGTGGCTTGGCGATCGGTTGTCAAGTGAAAGAACTCGCTTATACCATTAAGGATTGGGATGAATTCAAGAATTTGGTAGCGTTGGCCGACTCTGAGGAATATCAATACAAGGGTCGATACATTGAAGGATACGTTTTCGTCGATCAAGCTGGCTTTATGACTAAACTTAAAACCGGCTACTATAATTTCTGGAAACACATGCGCAGTGTCGCTGACTCGACATTGGGGCACGGTTACTATAGCAGAATGGGGTCGTTATTAACGGTCCAAGCGAATAAATTCGCAGCTTTCTGTAAAGTCCTATTCAACAAAGACAGAAATAAGGATACGAAGGAATATCCTTATAAGACTGATATCATCTCGCTTAGAGAGAAGTTCCTGTCTGGTGAATAGATCCGGCAAAATACGACCGCCCATTATGGGCGGTTTTTTCATGCGCTAGGCATGCTTTTGACATCGAGACGTTTTCGAAGGTCCCGATATCAAAGGCCTGCCCGCCTGAAAGGAGGTTAAAACACATGATTTATAAACCAAGTAATTGTCATCCGTTCGCGAGCGCTGCGGATATAACAAAGACGTTCTTGAGCCTTGAAAATAAAAATGGATCTTGGGAGTGGAAACAGCCTGAGGCGGTCTATCTAATCGGAAAGGTTGAAACGTCAAACACACGTGCGATTGGTTATCGCGTACGATTATATGAGAACGGGAATCTTGTCTTTCAAGGGGATAAAGTTAGTCCTTTCTCGGAATTGCCAAGATTTGATGATGACAAAACGGTTAACACCGGTGTCAATGGAACCTATTTTGCCGTTCCTTTGTTTCAACCCGGTAATTGGTATAACGGCGTTAATGATATGGATTCGTTCATATTGACGGATTCATATAACGCCATTTACTGTACAGGGTATTTTAACACGCCGACAGCAACAAACGAAAATTCCATGGGAATATCGGCTGATTATATTATAACGAATACCTTAATATCTCACGGGGAAGAAATTCCTATTCCCAGCGGTAGCAATGACAGAGCGGCGAGCTGGTCTTATAACTCGTCATTGGGTTATTTTCGATCGAATTTATCTGTAGACGATCCTTCTCTTTTATATCTCAACGGTGGGAACAGGGTCGGAAAAGAGGATATTATTTTTGTAAATAATGGTCTTGGTCAATATTTATGCGTCTTGGCTACAGAAGGAGATTTTACAGAAACAATTCCTAATGGGTATATAATTTTAAAAATAATCAAAAACGTAACGATTGAAAAACCTTCTCCTTTATATATTAAAAAGGGCTGTTTTTGTGGATTTTATGATCGAAAAGATGTTCAAAGAACAGGAACAATAAGCTCTTTAGACTGGTCTGAAGTGTTTCATTCCTTTTATTCTACGACTTATTCTAATCTTGAAATAAAAGATGTAGAAAATAATGATTTTTCATGGGATATTGACTTATATCAAGGACCAGAAGATTATTCTTCTCTTATAGTTAGTTCTCCTGGGATTGAAGCGCAATATATTAATACGGATTCTATTTTGAGAAGTAATTATGACATGAAAGTCGCTAATGGTACGATTCTTGGAAGTTGCTCAAAAAGGCTACATACAAGATCTGTTCGAACAATCGACGGGCAATATCGTTTGCCTGGATATGGTTTAACAACCCCGGTCGTTTTGGTCGATACTTTTTGTGAGATAGTTTCTCCTACCCAAGGAACTTTAGTTCCTTCTTTCCCGGTCGCCGCCTATGATCAGACGCTAGGAATAGTTTATCCAAAAGACGGATATCTTGATAAGGCGACGCTTGAAAAATATGGTCCCACTTATGATTCTTCTGGAAATATTTCACAGTATTCTAAGGCGAGATTTTATAAATATTCTTCAAATTCTGAGGATTTACTGTCTAATGAAAAAGTACGCATTCTTGTCAAAGGCGAAGCATATGCTGAAATCGACCCCAGAACGAACGCAGTTGAGGACAAGGTTTTTGATGGAATTACCGTGAAGTCGGGAGATAGAATTTTATGGGATACTACCTATGAAAATGGAAAATATAATGGACTTTGGGTCGTTGGAGGGAGTGGAGGAACACCTACCAGACCAGCAGATGGAGATGATTGGGCTGATTACATCGGCAAAGTTATTTTAATCACAGAAGGCACCTATGCTGGGGTTGTAATGGAAAGTACCGCGACAGCTGGAAGCTTTGAATTGGGTGAGAACGGCCTTTTCTTCAGAGAACAAACTCCCGTGTTGCTTTTTGGGGAGAATGCTGACTATGAAGTCGATGAAATGCTTCTTGATGTTGGTGATCCCAAGAATTTTTTATATTTTACTGGGCGACAAGATGCTCCGAATTTAGAAAGTAAAGAATTTCCAGTGTTAGACGGCACGACCGTGATAGGTGTTAATATCAGTACTTCTTTTGGAGTAAAAAGTGGACTTGTTCTTTTATTAGATGGAAATAAGAAATTATATAATCCTCAATTTACCTCTCTATTTGACGGTCCTCCGTCAATAGAAGTTCCGACGGGATATGAATGGTTACCTATAGGCATTAAGTCTTATGGCTTCGAAAACAGTTATAAGCTTTGGTGCGTTAGTAAACGACAGGTTGGAAAATATAAAGTGTTAAATGGATTTGACAAAAATAGTTATTGGGAATTAAATACTTCTTATAAATGGGAACAAGGCTTAGAATATGAAGTCAGCCTTCTTTTCAATGATGCGACACATACTTATATTTCTCCTTCAACTTCAGTTAAACAGGGAATGTATTTAAAACTTAAAGATGGCGCTTTTGCAATAACTTCTGATCAAAAAAGTATAGGATATATTCGCATTAATTCATATGATGAAACCTTTAATATGGTTACTCATGAACAATTAGCTGCGCGATTACAGTCTGAAGAATATCCTCTCCTCACGCCCCCCACCCCCTACAAATATGATGTTCTGTCGTGCTATCGCATATCCGATCAGAATGGCTTTAAATTCTCCCCGCCCCTCACTCCCTTTATACAGCCTACCTCTGCAGATGGAGCTCTTGTCGCCGGTTATTCCGTTTTTGCGGACGCGTCTTGTTTTCAAGGAAACGGCGGTTCATGGAATGCGGCGCGACTTGTCCTAAAGCGCGGCGAAGATGCCGAGAAATGGCAAGACACCAATTGGTTCTACGATGGTAATCTCGACACGGAGTTTTTGGGCTTGGAGCCTGATATGGGATACTCTGCTGTTATTTATGCGAAAGATGGAGATGGGCGTATAACTGTAGCAGGGAGGTCTATTAATGTGCCTCCGGATACGGCAGAATATTTAAAGCAATGCGGCCTTACTACCAGGCCTCAGCTTTTACCTCCGGGTTCAAATAACAAACTGAGATGCTCTATACCCCTGTCAAAGGAGCATTTTGGCATCACCGCTACTTCTGATGTTACTATTTTTTCGATGGAGTATGATGGCCATTCCATTCCAAGCAGTGATAGACGAGTAATCGTTTCAGAGACGCTGGAAGCAGTTACGATATTGGGAGATTTTGATCCTAGCCTTTATGGAAATGAAGCGAAGTTTCAATGTTCTTTCGCGACACCAACCGGTACTTACAATGTTGAATTTTATTTTCCGGAATATCCTCAGACCAGGCTCACGCTCGCGGAGGGAATCAAAGCAAATTTTCAGCTGCCTCCTTTCACGGGTACTTTCTCCGGCACTTTGGCTGCCGAATCTGATTGTTCAACACAGTCAGTCTTGCTAAATTATGAACCCGTAACGGGGTTCGACGATTGGCCGAACGGTTTGCCGCCCGAACAGAACGGAACCTATGACATATACAAACGTGAATATGTGAACTTAAAGAAAAACTATTCATGTGACTCCAGTAGTAACGAAGAACAGCTTTGGTTTAGTGATTGGGAGCCCGTCGCGTTGTCGGTGAAAGGGCCCAATGTCAGGGATTTCAACGTGAAACAAGGCCATTCCTATCAATATGCGATAGTGCCGCGCAGAGGACCTTCTTTGAAGATTGAGAGGGTATACAATGACTCAGATTCTGAAGATAGTCATACTTTTATTGGCGGTGTACAAGCTGTCATTGGCTTCGATAATTCTTTTATTGGGCTTCCCCTTAATTACAATACTAGCGACGGCCTTACGGCTTCTATAACGACTTCTTCCGGAGGGGTGACGATAACAAATAAAGCCATTCATTATGAAGCTACAACAGTCGTAGGGAATTTAAAGAATGGTTATATTATGCTTAATTACAGTAATACAACATTGACCTGGCCCGTTACCGTTGATTTGACTCTCGACTATCTTGGTTTGAGTTATTCTGCCCGAGTCATATTCACTTCGGAAACAGAGTTCACGGTTGAGCCGCTCGACGGCTCTTACGGTTGGCGTAAACGTCTTTTTGCCAATGAAGAAAAACCTGTCTACGTTCAATGGGACGCGTGGTCTCTTGCTGAACTCGATGAGGTTGATCCGACCACACTTGTCAAGGATCCAAATATCCGCTGTCCGTTTGTAAAGAGTGCTTATAAAGTGGACCTTGATAAGATTTGGCTTTTCCGTTATGACGCAGAGCCCGGATCTCAGTCTATCAACATTACCAAGGGTGAAATAACAACCCTAGGAAAATACACAAAATTCTCGACGGGTGCGTTAAATGCTGAGAGCGGTGAAATGACCGCTTGGCTCGGTTCAGAGGTTGTGCCCGGCTACCGTAACGGATATATAGAACGTCGCAGAAGCACTATCTGGGCGCCTGTGGCTACAAATGAGGCTGCCGCGATGCTTGCTGCGTTCCGCGCCATGGTTGTTTCGGATAAACCGAAATTACTGCGTGACCGTAAAGGAAGATCCTGGATCGTCCAGGTGTCCGGTGGATCTACATCGACGATGGATAACATTGTTGGTACCCCGTCTAAGATCTCGTTCTCATGGAAAGAGATCGCTCCGACGGGGCCTTATGTTGCCATTTGGGGCGACGGAGATGAACTTCCCCCTCTTGATAAAGACGGAGAATGGGAACCAAATATTATTTTAACGCTTTGAGGCGAAAGGAGGGAATCGAATGCCAAATTGGAATGATAGATTATTCGTTTCCGAAACGACCTACGTCTCAGACCATACGATATGTGGAACATACGGAGGGGACGTCTTTGACTATACGTCAGAGTCTCCCCTCGCCGTTATGGGCGGCTACCTCGTTAAGGAGATACTTGCCGCTGTTCGTTCTCCTACTACTCGTCCGCGATGGAGAATATCTGTTATGTCGGCGGATGATAAAGTCCGGAAACGCATCCCCGAAGAGGATATCCTCTCGGGAGGATCATATAATGAAAATTATCAATCCGGGCAGAGAAGATCTCTTTCTTTCTCTGTTATGGATAACGATATGGAATATGGGGCCGGCGTCAATGGCGTGTGGTTCATGTCAAGGTTTGGCCTCGAGATGGGAATCGGTATGCCGGACGGCGGAACGGCCTGGATTAGGCGCGGCGTGTACGTAGCGCAGCAGGTCTCTCCCCAACATTCTTCCGACCGCGATATTTTGCAGATATCGTGCGCGGATAAATGGTGCCTCTTCTCCGGCCCTTCTGGCCGTTTGGAAAGCACCTACGAAATAGAGTCAGGCTCTAAGATCATACCGATCATACAGTCGATACAATTAACGGACCGCGAAAGCGGCGTACCGTTTGACTTACAACCGCTCATCGTCCACCCGTCCCTTGTGGATAAGGTGACTCAGAGCAAAATCACAATGAGTGCCGGCCAAACGTATGCAGATATACTTTTGGAACTGGCAACCCAGATGTCGGCCGAGATATTTTATAATTCGGTTGGGCAGTTGACCGTGATGCCCTTGTCAGAAACTTCTCTCGATGACGGCAAGGCGGCCTCCTGGGACTTTGAAGAGAATGAGATAGATTCTCTCAACTTCTCGTTCAACGTCTCAGAAGTGTTTAATAGGGTAATCGTTATCGGATCTACGTCCAGTGGTTCATATCATAGGGCGGAGGCGTCGAACACTGACCCCTCTTCCCCGACGAGTGTCCAGAGGATCGGCGTGAGAACAGCGTCGATCATCAACGATGCCAATATAACTGCGGATTACCTAGCAGAGGAAAGAGCGCAATATGAATTGCGTAAAATCTTACTCATTAGGACGTCCGCATCGTTTAATACCCCTCTTAATCCCTTTCCGGCGATAAACGGAGTGATCACCATTACTTCTCCATATTATGGCATGTCCAAGGAGAGATTCGTGGTGCAATCTATCTCGTGCCCGTTAGATTATTCGGGTACTATGTCTATTTCCGCATCAAGCGTGTGGAACTTACCATTCCTCACTCGCTCAGGAGAGGGCAAAACAATTGCTGATCTTGCCAATGGCGTGAAGGTGTCTTAATTGCTAGACAGGAAGATCATTGTTAAGCATTATAACCTTCGTGCCCGGGGGCTCATACCCCCGTGATGAAAAGGCTCTTTTATTATAAGGGGAAAATGTAAAATTATAAAAATGGAGGAAAAACAGCATGGGTAAAATTCCATCGAAACCCGTAGTCACTAATCAACCGTGGATCAATGGGGTGACCAAGCTCAACCAGGTGAACCTGACGAGGGGGATCAATCAAAATATTTCAAACATAAAAACTGCCGTCGATGGTGTCATCGATGCGTTAGGCGGTCCAGGCGCGGACCCTGAGAACCTCGAGGAGATCACTTATGCTGCGCTTAAGACTCTAAGGGACGGAGGGAATCTGGACCCTGGCAAGCTATACAGAATCACCGACTACATGACTACTACTGCGAAAGCAGATACTCGCAGCGCTGGCCATCAGTTTGACGTGATCGTGAAAGCGTTGGCCGCTAATAAATTATCTGAAGAGGCGTATGCCGCTTTGCATGCGGGCGATACGTACTTTGCAAATTCTAAGCTCGAGGCGTGGAAGCTTTGGTATTCCATCGATAACGATACTAATCGTTTTGATTGGGCCGATGCGACCAACGGTAAGGGCGTTATATACAGAATGATCGATGAGTTTGAAAACGATCTTCCGTATGATTTTAAAAATATTCAATTTAAGCGTTATAAGGGCAACGTCGTGGCAGAGGAAATTGATGGACTTACATATCGATATCCGAAGTTCATAAACATGCATGATTACTACGCTGACGTTTGTGAGGATGAACAACTTGCGAATAGAGCTCAAATAGCGTATGATCTGTCGCGCCAAATGACAGTAAATGCGCTTTCTTATGATGCTTTGGCTTATCTTTATTCATTGGGAACTAAGGGTTATGAAAAGGTAGGGGATCTTTCGGGCGACGTGCTCGATTTCTTAACCGACCCGTCACACGGCGCCCTGAGTAACGATGACTATATCATAGCCATTTGCGGAGAGGACGATCACGATGGGTATCTATGTGTACTTGTTGTTGACCATTCTACGCCTTTTTATTTCTATACTTTTTCTGATGGAACACGCAATCCAAGCACCGGCGTCATAACTTATATTGCGGATCAATCTTTACGTGGAACTGTTTATCTGAATATATTCGAGGACAGTGGTCGTAGTTATTCACTCCGGTTTAATGTATTTATAGGGGATGCTGTCCACGACAACACTATAAGAGGGAGCTTTTCTTTTAACACGATGAGAGACTCTTTCTATAATAACACCATTGGTAACTATTTTTACTACAACACCATAAGGAGCGGCTTCCGCTCCAATAGTGTGGCGGGCGAATTTTACGATAACGTTGTGGGATCCTTTAGTTACAACAACGTCGGGCACGACTTTGGCTATAATATCCTGGCGACTTTTGACAATAACACCGTGGAAGACGGTTTTCTCTATAATACCTTGAAGAACGGTTTTTCTCACAACACACTGGGATTTGAGTTCTGTAACAACAATGTGGGGGCAGGCTTCTATTACAACACTGTGGGCAATAGCTTCTTTTACAACACGGTGGGAGGAGAGTTCTACTATAACACAGTGGGAAATGAATTCTACAATAATACCATAGGGAATAACTTCAAATATAATACCATAGGGAACAGCTTTTCCTCCAATACCGTAGGTTCTCTTTCTGACGGGGCGTTTACGCAGTATTGTATATTTGAGGACGGTGTGAGGTATATTTCTTTAGTCTCTCCTGATGCGCCTGGCAGGGACAATTACATTCAAAACGTTCACCTTCATCTCGGTGTTAAGGGTGCTTCTTCTTCTAATCCTCTTGTAATCTCTGTACCTTGTAACCTTCCTTATGAGACCGAGTGTTATCTTGATGATCTTGGAAAATTAATTGTTTTTAACTTCCCTGCACGTATCGCCTGGGAGGATCTGAAGACCCTCCGTAATACCGCTCGACTCGTTCCCGGAAAACAATATCGCATTATTGATTACCTAACTGCCGTCGAGCAGCCTGAGTGTCGCTCCGCTGGTCATCCGTTCGACGTCGTCGTCACTGCATTGACAGCCAATACTTTGAGCGAAGATGCCAAGGCTGTTGCAAGGGAAGAGGATGATTATTTTGCCAAGTCTGTGGGTGCAACATGGAAAACCGGAATTACAATTTCCGATATTGAGCTGCTTTATAAGATGACCGATAGTGAAGACCGCTATAGTCCTCCACAACCGGCATGGAAAGTACGCACTTTTACCCAGATGGGAACAATGGTGAATCCAGTCACTGGCGTCGAGGTTCCTTATCTCTTTGAACCAGATCCTGATGGCGGAGGAGAACCTTCTGAAAATGATCGCAGATATCTCTTCGTTGGTGAATATGAATTTAATGGTGTTGTTTACGACCAATGGGGAGAATGTCATGTGGATGGAACATTGGCTAGAGATAAAGAAGGATGGGCTTATTATGAGCTTACCAATGTTGTAGTCGATTGTGAACGAAACTTTATCGAGAAGGCTAAGCTCTCCGCCTGGAAGTTAAAATACTGTCTTGACAATGACTATGATCGTTTTGGTTTTGCTGTGCAACATGATGTGATTAGGGTTGGTAATGATGGTGGTACTAGTCTGTATCTTCGTTATCCTTCATTAGATGGAGATGATGGATTGGCTTGGGTGTTTATTGTTCGCTCGGATAATATGGAAATAGAAGACACTGTCGATTATGATGATTTAGTGACCTCAGATGTCATTTACACTACCACACTTTCTGTTAATGTTGGCGATACTCTTGATATGAGTGGTACTT